TGTACTCTGGTTTTTATGCTGACCTTTGCCTTGACCAGTTTGGTACAGTCATCTTCTGTACACATGAGTTTGAAGGCTTGGTTGGCACAGTTGCCTACTTTAGAGACGCTTTATACCAGCACGTCAACCTATCTGTCAAAAACCTTGCTCGTATTTACCAATACCACGGTTACGGATAGTACTAATGGGTTGGCAATTTCAAAACCTATTGATATAACTGGCGGCGTGTCGTATTCGTCCGGCACTGCTGGGGCTACGACTGTTAAATTATGGGGTATGTGCGCTTCCAGTCCGACCGCAACTGCTATTGGAGATATGTATATTTCTACAGTTGGAAAGCTGTATATAGCCGAATCAACCGGAACCGGTTCTTGGACTCTTGTTGGCGGACAATCTTAAATTACAGATTTAAAGGAGAATTGGAATATGAAAGTATCAATAATCATCCCGACTCACGATAATTACGATTGTTTGGTAAAAACTATTAACCTGCTCTATTATAACTTAGAGAAGATTAATAACTTTAAGGATTTTGAAATCTTGCTCATTGACAACGCGGCGGACGAAAAGACCAAAGAGTTCTGTAAGTTCGCCGAAAAGACGTTTAGAGATTTTCGGATAATCACAAACACCGAGAACCTAGACTTCTCAAGGGCTAATAACCAGGCGGTTAAGTTCGCTCGGGGCGAATACATTCTTTTAATGAACGACGATATCATCCCGAATAAAGACTGGTTATTGCAGATGATCAAATGTTCCGAAGAGCAAGGGGCTGGGATAGTCGGGTCTTATCAGTTCAATCCTGAAAACTTTAAAACCGTTCATGCGGGCGTAGCTTTTAATGAAAAACACCAGCCTTTTCATGTACTTTACGGAACCGAACCTTTCGATCCCCGGACACTAATTACTAGAGAAGTGCAAGCAGTGACTTTTTCCTGTGTGCTGATTACTCGAAAAACCTGGTTTAATTTGGACGGATTAACCGAATACGATCCCGACCCGGAGTGTTTTTACCAGTTTGAGGACATTGACTTTTGTATGCGCGCGGGCGTAAAGGGGATAAAAATAGTCCAGTGCGCCGAAGCCAGAGTAGGTCATTGGGTAGCCCAAACCTCTAAAAAAGTCTTTAGCCAAGACAACAGCAAGGTCTATAAACACTTACCGAGGTTTATTGATAACTGGAAATTCGTGGCCAAGCCCGACCGGGAAATGTATGACAAAATGCCAGAAGGACAACCTACTATTTTAATAGGTATTCCGATTTCTGAAAGGTACGAGTGGTGTATGCCGCATTTAATTCACAATCTGGCCCAGCAGAATTTCTATAAAGGAAATATTCATATTTGTTTTGCTATCAATAATTCAGGTGAGAACTTCTGGGAAGAAACTCTTGAGACGGCCCAAACAAAACTTATTCCTTCGGGATTTGCGGAAGTGCATTTACCGCGAAAGGTAAGTATAGGCGGGATTAAACACAACACGATTGTAGACAGTAGAAACTTTGTCCGAGAACTCGGCAAAGAGTTAAATGTTTCGCATATAATGTACTGGGACTGCGATGTCTTGATGTCCCCGGACGCTATTGAAAGACTATTTAAGCTCTGCACTAAAGAACACCCGATTTCTTGCGGGGCAGTGATGTATAAGTCGGCGGAACCTAACAAGCCGATGTTATTTACTAAGAAGGCAGAGTACGATTTACAAACTTATGAAGAGCAGATGAAAGAAAAGACTGATCTCGAAGTAATGGAAGCTACAAAGGACTGGCAATACTTCAATACAGGCTTAGGCCCGTTCAGGTTTTGCCCTGAACTGATAGACGGTGGAGTCCACGAAGTCGGGGCCGCGGGAATGGGTTGTGTGATGATGACCAGAGAGGTAGCAGATGATATTTCGTTTGAGCCTAACCAAAAAGGCTTTGGATCAGAGGACTTATGGTGGTTCTTCAAGGCCGGCAGAAAAGGATATAAAATCGTCTGCGATACTGCGTTAAGAACATATCATTTTATCAAAGGGGGAATTTATGAGTGGTCAGTATTTACTGTTCAAGGTGACAAATAACATTAAAATATCTGGTAAGTATTTAGAGCGGGGAACAGGATTAAAAATTGACGTCCCTGAAGACCGCCTACCCCTGGAAATCCGGCGGAAAATGGGTATTGCCCTGCGGCTGATTAAAGGAGACGATGTAAAACTATTCAAGGGGAAGGTGGTTATCTTTCCGTTCGCGGGAATGAAACCCGCACCCGAGCCGAAACCCACACTCATGGAAACACCTATTAAAGAAAAAACTGATTCTAAAACTAAAAAGAAGGAGAAATAAAATGCGGCCTAAACTGTTAGTAGCGATTTTACTTTTAGCCCTGTTTGGTCTTGGGGCAACGTCTTTTCAGAAGTTTATCTTTACTCCGGTAAATAATATCTATTTTGACCAGGTATCTGCTTCGACTACGACCGCCGCGGCGATCTGTTCTTCCCGTCCAACTCGGACATCTTTTAACTGCGAAAACGACAGCTCCACCGTCGTTTGTGTATCCACAACAGCCATTACCCAGGCGACTATTAGTTCAACCAAACATTGGGACTTGGGACAGAATGAAAGACTGCCGATGGAATTGGAAAGTTATACCGGCATACTTTATGCAATCAGTTCCGGGACTACCGGTAATCCGGTTACTATGCAAACAATGGAGTTATACAGGTGAGATGCTTTTTGTACGCGGTTATAATCTTGGAGATTTTCACAATCGGGATGTTTTTAATTCTTTATTTAGGTGGTATGTATGCGTAAACTTCTATTCTTACTATTTCTGTTGATAGCGACGCAGGCTCACGGGGCGACTGTCCTTGACACAAAAGATATGGAATGACCAAAGGCATAGTAACCAAAACTGTTAATAGAATAAGCATTGCTAATGATGAGCAAGAATTTTATACCTATCCTAACGGGGAAGATAGCCTTAAATATGGTTTGATATTCAAAAAGAAACCAGCAACGAATCAATTTGTTTTTAAGTTAGAGGGATGGAAAGACTTTGATTTTTTCTACCAGCGTCCGTGGAAAAACTATGAGCCTTTTACCAAAGACGGTATTGAATATATCAGAAAAACAGATGAGCCAATTAGGGGATCGTGGCGAGAACCAAAAGTACAAGGATGTTATGAGATATTTCATAAGACCAAAAAGAATTATGAATTAGGGAAAACTAATTACGGTATTGGTAAGTTTGGGGATATTTACTGCCCACGATTTATAGATGCAAATGGAAAAATTGCCTGGGGTGAATTGGTTATTAAAAATGGGGTTTATACCGTAACTATACCGCAGGATTTTTTAGATACAGCAACCTATCCAGTTATAGCCAATGATGAATATGGATATAATAATACAGGGGCAAGTGCTGGGGCATTAGCGGTAAATGTTTGTATGCTTGCCCAATTAGGGGCAGCGCCTGCAAGTGGAACCTTAAATTATGTTTATTGGTGCGGACAGGCAGATAGCGAAACAAAAACATATAAGACTGCTATGTATAGTGAAACCACAGGGTCACCAGCTACGAGAATTGGAATAGATACTAATGCTACAACTTGTAACACTACCACCCAATTTAGACAAAGTGCTGATGATTATAATTTAGCCATTACTGCTGGTAATGTTTATTATGCTGGATTAAGTGATGTTTCTGGGCAGTATAATTATAAATTTACTGATGTAGGCGGCACAACTTATGGATTTATTAAAGATGATGTTGCTACTTGCCCTGCTACATGGACAGATTTTACATATTCCAATTATTTAGATAAAGAATATAGAATGAGTTGTTATGTAACCTACACCGCTTCCTCCACCTCTCCCCCCTTCTTCTCAATTATCAATGTGGGGGATTAAATGCTGAGAGACGAGTACGATAAGTTTGAAAGAGATGTTAAGGAAGATGTAGCCTGGTGGATCGTGTTTGTAATCGTAGTGGTGGCAGATATATGTATGATTATCAAGATTTAAAATGGACGATATTGGGCTTGTTGATTGCGGTGTTAGCGGTGATGTGGGTGTGGATAAGATTAAAGTACGGGATAGGAGTGAATAAATGAGTAATTACTGTGTAGAGGCTGATATCCTTACTAATCTGCGGGGCTTGGTTTCTGCAGACGTTCCAACTTTGGCTTACACGTTGGCGAACAACCTGATAAACGGAAAACTATCAAGAGTTTATATAGTACCTTTTACAACTACCCCGCCATTGATCAACTCTCTGGCTATTATATTGACCTCTTACTACGCAATGAGAATGATTTTTACCGAGTCCCAACAGAATGACAGTAAATGGGTAAAGTCAATGTACGACCAGGCCATGGAAACTTTAGACGAAATAGCCGAAGGTAAGCAGCAATTAATCGACTCTGCCGGCGCGGAAATAGCAAGACAGGTTTCAAATGATGTTTATTCAAATACTATGGACTTCACCCCGACCTTCGGAGAGGACGAAACCGAAGATCAAACTATTGACCAGGATAAATTGGACGAACTTGAAAGCGATAGGAGTTAAACGTGCCAAATGCCGGAGCGCCTATAAAGATTACGGTAGATGATAAAGCCTTTAAAGATCAGTTTTCTAAATTAATAAATCGTACCCAGAACAAGGAAGGCTTCTTTAGGAACTGGGTTATTCCTATTATGTACAAAGACTTCGCCGACCACTTCTCTAAAGAGTCCGGGCCGAACGGAAGCTGGCAACCGCTTAAAAAAAGCACAATGTTTTCCCGAAAAGGTAATGTTACGAAGTATCACCCTGAAAATAAGGCACAAAAGATACTACAAGACTCAGGTTTAATGAGAATGTCCGTAACCGTTCCGGGTGCGGCAGATAATGTAATGAACGTAGGCCCTGGCTTTGCTTTAGTAGGTACTAATAAACGTCAAGCCGCTACTCATCAATTCGGTAGGGGTGCAATCCCTCAAAGACAATTCTTATGGATGTCAAAAGACGCTCTTGACCGGATTCTGAAACAATTAAAGGTTTGGATTTTAGGAGAAGCCCAATGACCCTTACAAATGCTCTTGCCCCCTACCTGACTATCAGAGACGCTATAATAACCCTCTTAAAGGCGAATTTGACCGTGGTCAACACAGATTTAACCTATTCCGTAGTAGTTACAAACATTGATAAAGGCGATCCCACGGTTGAACCAGTCCCTCTAACCCGAGTCCCGTGTATTTTTGTAAGATTTGACGGTAAACCCGAAGAACAGTTTTTAGCCTCCCAAAGAAAAGGCGCTAAAATAATTTACCGGATATTTGGGATTACCCGCAGAGTAGGTAAGGTAGGCCCCGCGGATGATGAAATGACTAACTTGGCCAGAAACATAGAAAGCATTTTTAGGAATAATATTAATATTTCAAATAATGTTTTACTTTGCAACCCCTCATCTTTGGAACTTGGCATAGGAATTGGGGATAATAAATCATTTATAAGCGTAAGCACTCTGACTTTAGAGGCGGAAATCAATATTTCTTAGGAGGATAAAATGGTAAAGGTAATTTACACCGGCAACCAGCCGGAGGTTGAAATCCTTTTTAGATTCGGAACTATCAAAGCCAAAAAAGGAAAGCCCATTGAAATTACCGAAGAAGAGTATAGAGATATTGAACACTCTCCGGTATTTGAACTGTTTGATAAAAAGGAAGCAATTATTCTAAAACAGAAGAGAGGTGACAAATAATGACTAATGGAATGGGATACAAGGCTTCAATAGGTTTTGGAACTGAAACGACTTTTGGTACTGGTGTCGCCTCGACTAATTTCCTGGAATTGAACAGCGGCGGAGACGGACTTGGCGTAACCGAAGAACAACTCTTTCCGAACGGATTATCAAACGTTTTTAGCGATGTTAACAAGGTCGTGCAAGGGGCAGTTACTGTCTCCGGAGAATTGACTTTCGATATGCGGTTCTCTGGCTGGGAAAGACTTTTCCGATATGGAATGGGGACTGTAGATATTACCCAACCTGACGGTACTATTATGGGCCAGCACGTTTTCAAGATTACCGACGAACTGCCGGGTTCTTTGAGCGTGGCCGTCAACAGAGACATCTGTTCTTTCCGGGCCGAAGGCGCGATGATCAACACTCTGAACGTCAAAGGGAATAACGCAGGTCTTTTGGCTTGCTCGTTTGGGATAGTCGCTGAGGAATTAGGTACTTTAGCCGCGGAAACCGCTACCCTTTCAACTTCTCCTTTGGTAACTTTCGCTATGGGGGTGTGTACTTATGGGACAGGAACAGTCTTGTTAGAGAGTTGGGATTTTACTCTTAATAACAACCTGGCCACTGATAGACGTTTCATCGGGTCGAGGTTTATTAAACAGCCGATGAGAAATGGTCGCGTGGAAGTATCTGGTAATTTGGTGTTTGAGTTTGAGGACACCGCCAAGTACTTAGACTTCCGCAACAACACCAGCCGGGCGCTTTCGATTGCTTACACCGGCGGATCGTTAGGCGCGGGGACAGGATCGTATAGTTTAACCTTTAGTTTTGCTAATATCAAACTGACCTCGGGAGTGCCGATGGTCGCCAGCGCGGGCAGGATTAAATTGAACTGCTCCTTCAAAGCGTACGCGGCAGACACTAACACCCGGGAACTGGTCGTAACTGCTAAGAACTTAACCACGACTGCATAGGAATACAGGAGAATTTAATGGAAATAAAAATAATTACCAAAGGAACATTCCCTGATACCGAAATATTCTTGAACGGGCAGAAGGTGGATAATCTTTTTGAGTTTCACTTTTCCGTTCACCCAAACTCTTGGCCCAAAATGCAGGTGATCACCCAAGACCCGCAGACCAGGAAAAAAGGTTTTAACTCGATGTTTAGGGATGACTTTAAAAAATTCGACGAATAGGAGAATTGAAATGGAGACAAAAGAAATAAAGATAGGTGAAAGAGTATTTAAATTTAGAAGGTTAAACTCCCGCCAACTGACGAAGGCGGAGATTGACTTTACCCCGTTCTCACTGAACACCTTAACCGAGACCCCGATTACCGGAACGGAAGAAGAGAAGAAGCGGGCGCAAACCATCGCGTGGGCGCGTATGGACCCGGAAAAAAAAGCCGACAGCATAAGAACGGTGGATAAATTACTATGCGCTTGCCTGCTTGAACCGGCAATTACACCTGATACCATAGACGAGATATTATCAGACTTGGAGTATAACACTCTCGCGCCGATGTTAATCAGTTTGTGTTACGGGGGTGAGCAGGAACTAAAATCCTTTCGTGAAGAAGGGACTCCCGTTAATACTTGACGGGATCGCTCAAAGGTACGGGGTTCTACCGCACGAACTTTATGATCTCGACTTGGAACTTTTACAGATAGATACTCTTTGCTGGGAAGCCGGAATTAAAGCAACGATTAAAGCCAGGGAAGAAGCCGAAGCCAAAAACAAGAACAAGAGGTACTGATGACCACCGAACAAGGCAAGGTACAGTTTATAGTAGAGGCGATTGATAACGCTTCCGGGATATTTGGGAAGATTAAAAGCAGTCTTTCCGCCGCCGCTATTGCCGCTGCTTTAGTAGAAATCACCAGGGCGGCTATAAACTACGGCGAAGAGATGAACCGGCTTTCCGTAGTTACCGGAATCTCCACTCAAGATCTTTCCAAGATGTCTTATGCCGCTAAAATACTTGATGTTGACCAGGGGTCGTTAGTTAACTCTTTAGGTTTTCTGTCAAGGAATATGCTCTCCGCCAGTCAGGGGAACGCGGCGGTTTCCGCTGCCTTTAAAACAATGGGTATTGCTGTTAAAGACAGTAACGGGAACTTGCGGGACGCTAATGACGTTCTAATGGATCTGTCGACTTTTATGCAGACCTCCGGCAAGAACGATACCGAAAAAATGGCTTTGGCAATGCAGGTACTCGGACGTTCCGGTAAAGATATGTTACCCTTCTTAAAAGCCGGTGGTGAAGAAATAAAGAAATTAGGAGATGAAGCAACTGCTTTTGGTACGGTAATAGATAAAAATACCGCCCAGCAAATGGATAATCTGAATGACGAGTTTGTTAAGGTAAAACAAGCCACTTTAGGTTTTGGGTTGAGTTTAGCCATAAACCTTGCTCCTTCAATTCTTTTAGCCGCACAAGCGGCGCAGGGTTTCTTTCTGTTACTCAAAGACGGCGCCAACTTATTTGGAAAAGTTATTGATGTAGTAAATACCCTGACCGGAGCGCAGGATCATCTAACTGATAGTAACCAGCAAGTTATTAAAACCAAAAAAGATTTATATCGTATGTACGTAGTTGAACTTGGACAGCAAAAAGCTCTTCTTAAAAGCCAAACCCTAAATAATCAGGGGTATGAAAAAGCCCGCGCGCGTGTTGAAGAATTGAGAAAAATTCTGGCCAGTCTATTACCGCAGGTTAATCAAGAGAATGAAAGTATAAAAGTTACGACCAAATCAACCAAAAATCTTACCGCGGAAATGAATAAATGGATGGAAGTTGCAAACTCTATGGCCTACGAAACTCTTCCTAAAACACAGGAAGAATGGGAAAAATGGAGTGGAATTATAACTGACAGCCAGGCCAGAATGGAAAAGAACAGGGAAAGTCTTACAGGATTAGGGCAGGAAAGTAAACTCTATACTGATGGCCTGGTAAAAATGGCCGAACACCAGGAAAACGCAAACCGTAAAATGCAAGACACTACCGTAATGCTTATAAATATGGCTCAAGGATTTGTAGAAAACGGTATGACTATACATAGTACCTTTACGTCTTTGGTAGATGGTATTAGCAGAATGTTCGACCCCGTTACCGGCGCGGCCATACAACTTGGCGGGTCGATTATAGAAAAAATCTTCTGGGGTAATTTGACACCGGAAGTAGTAATCGATGAGAATAAAAATATTATATCCAATTATTTAGATAGTTTAACAATGTATTGGAGTAAATTTGCCGTGAATATCGCCCAGATAATGTCTGATGCTTTGCAATTACCTGACCTTACCGAAGGTCTTAATAGTTTTATGAAAAATATGACTTCAATGTTTAGAAAACAAATAACAGATATAATGGCCTCGATGATATTACAAATGCCGGAAGTTCAGTATATGCTTGAAAATGTAGCGGCTTATATAAGAGGTATCCCAGGATTGATTTCTGCTGGGCAACCTTTAAACTTTCAAATTGGGGGAATACAAGAATTATTAGGAAATTTAGCGGATTTTTTAACTCCTATTTTTCAGAGTTTAGGAACTGCAATGCAAGGATTTAATATCCCCGCTATGGCCTCCGGCGGGATAGTGTCTCCTCAACCAGGCGGAACCTTAATCAGGGTAGCCGAAGCCGGTCAGGCCGAGGCTATTGTACCCTTAAATAAAATGGGTGGAGTAACCGTGAATATTAATAACGGGATGTTCTTAGGCACGCGCGCGGAGATGGACTCCGTATTTAGAAAGTACTTATTACCCGCTATGGAAAACTATTTAGGCAAGACCGGAGGAGCATTTTGAACGAGGTAATTAAAAACGACACGACGATTGCTTTATCCTGGACGGCCACCGGAACGACTGAATTGGCAGTCAGTAAATATATCGATTTTGCCGATGGTACGGGAGAGTATAGCGGAACGACTACCGGGACCACGGTTAGTTTCACCGACAGCGGCGGAAATAGCAAACGCTATTGGAGAATCAGAGTTAATTCAGGGTCAGGTTACAGTCCCTGGAAAGAAATCAATTCTTATTACTTAGACACTACCGCCGCCGCAGATGTTGCCCTGGCAAGTGATAGTTGGCTTTTGATCAATGCGGTTACGGTTACCGATACTTACGCTTTTGAAATCAATCCGGTAGGTGAACAGATCATCCCCGAAAACTTATTACGATCAAGCAATCGTAATCTTTTAGGCACTTTACTTAATCAGTTTATCACGGTTAAAGCCAGGATCAGGCTTGACTATTCAAGGCAAACTTACATCGGCGTAAACGGGAAAGCCGAGTTTCAGAGATTTTACAATATGCGTGATGATAAGTACCTGGCAAAAAGAAGCCTTTCGCAAGACGGAGTTAATTATTTATACCGTATTTGGAAAGTAGATTTTGCCGAACCGCTCCCTATGGAAGACGCTGGGGAATTGGTTCTATCCTTCGAGGAGGTATAACTTGGCTCCGTCAGCTGCCTACTTAATTGAGATGGCCCGCTTACGCGGCGCGCACGTAATCCCCAAGATAGAAATGGTCTTGGATGATATTACTGTTGATATAACCGCTTACTATATCTCCGGCGGTGAGTTCGACCAGGAAAAAGAACGTGATGTTGACGAGATTTCTTCCGGGGATATAACCTTCATCTTTTCAAATCACAACGAATATTTCAGCGAATACAACGCCTCATCATTATTCTACGGTAAGACCTATCATAACCGTAAAATAAAATATTCATTAGGTATAAGACTTCCTTCCGGAGTGATAGAATATTATTCTCAATTTTCCGCTACCATTCAGGATATTGAAATCCAACAAGAATCAAATCAGGTATCTATTTATTGCCGCGATTGTATTTATAAAATTATCAGTGAAAGATTAAATATTTATCCTACCGGCCTCATCCCGACCGCCGGCGGGTCAAACGCTGGAAACGGGGAAGTCTCGTCTATTGCCTGCAAACCCTTCGCGACCATCCCCGAAACCATTACTATTACCTTCTCTTCCGCCTCTGCTTTTTCCGTTTCCGGCAGTGTCTCAGGCGCTTTAGGATCAGGAACCGTGGGGAATTTGTTTACCGCAACGGGAAATAAAATAAGATTTTTAATCACCGCCGGAACAAGCGCTTTCGTTTCCGGAGACACCTTTACCTTAACCGTAACCAAATTACCAGAATTTACGACTACTAATGTAGTAAAAATTATCTGGGCATTATTGACTGGGTACGACTATGACACCGATACTATTCTGGCATTTTCCGCAGCCTGCCTGGGGCTTGATCATACCAAGTCAACCGCCAATACGGATTTAAATTACACTGACTTCGTAACCGCAATAGCGAATTCACCGGATATTACACTAACCGGATACGTAGGATATAATAGCGGGGCCAAAGAAACCATTCAAGGGCTTTTAGCACTTTGCCTGGGAGCAATCTTTGCGGACGGAGACGGGAATATAGATATAAACATTTACCGGCCGTCTTTAGGTACAACCCCGCGGGAGTTCTCAGACGCTTTGCAAATAACCAAATTCTATTACCGGCGCGATATTGAAAACATGATCAATTCCTGTTCCGGCAATTACCGCAAAACAAACACTTTTGAATGGACAGATGAAACCCCAGACCTTAATGGCAGTTATTCTACTTCGGATAGCGCTTCGATTACCAAATACAAAACAAAAAAATCATTCAGTTTAGATACGGAATGGTACTCTACGACAAACCCCTTAATTTATTTATTTACCCGGATCCTGGATAGAGAAAGTAACGCTCCCTTAGAGATTGAACTTGGGACAGGGTTAGACGGGCTTATTACGAAAGTGGGTGATGTCGCAACTATTACGGAAACAAAATCTGGACTGTCGAAAAAATACGTAGAGGTAATGCAAGTTAAAAGGTCTTTAGGACAGGATTATAAAGAAATAAATTTGAGAGCATTAGACTCTCCATATAATATGAATTGGGCTTTTCTTGGTTCTTCTGTTGACGAAGGGGACGGTATGGGTTGGGAAGTGGCGGGATCGCAAAATTATGATACCGCCAATACCGCTCAAAAACAATTTGCTTATTTATCTACAACGGGTTCTGTTGTAGCACCGTTATATTATATCTGGTAAAGGAGAATAAGATGGAAGAAAAAAAGACACCTGAACAGGAATTGATGGAAAAGAATATTAACCCGAATGTTAAGTCGATAAAAATGATCACGACAACGGAAAGCGTTGTGATGTGTTATTTTAATTGTGGCCTACCATTACACCAGGACTGCCCGTATGGGAAAAAAGAAATAGATACTAATTGCCAGTTATGTATTAGGCATAACAAGAAAAGCAAGACTATTGATACTAAAATAATTAAGGGAGAATAAAATGGGATATATCGATTACTCGGCGGCGTTTGCGTATAAGGATTTATTGACTTACCAGAAGCTGAACCAGCTCGGGGCAAATGATGCATATTTTAAGGCGGCAGTCGGCGGATTGCTTAGTGTAGCGCTCGGGGTTGCAAATTTAAAACTATTTATCAATGCAGCAGGAACAGCTCCAGAGTTTGCGAATGGAATAAAGATAGGGACATTTACGAGAGACACAGCAGTATCTGATAGTAGTGTTGCCTATTCGGGAATAGGTTTCAAACCATCTCATATAATTATTATTGGTAACATTGGAGGAACATCACAAATGAGTATCGGCTTTAGTAATGGTACAGATAATTACAATATGCGAGACTCTACTCCAGATTCGGCAGGAACCTACGACATAGAAACAACAAAAGCTATTTGGATAAGGCAAGCAGATGCGATAAATTATAAGGGAACGGTAACTTGGGATTCTGATGGCTTTACAATAGCGTGGACATTAGAAGGAGCAAAAACAGGAACTGCAACATTTATCTATATAGCATTTAGATAAGGAGACAATATGTTTAAAACAATCTTAAACAGAGCAAAATGGTGTATCTATAGAATTAAAAATTAAATAAGGAGTGATCATGCCGCCGAAAACAACATTTATACGCCAGCCACAGCCAGGGGGGCCGGCAGTAAATGAAAGACAAAAAAATGGCTATGTCAAATGGCCGCAAATAATTACAATCCTGAGTATCGTTTTTGTTATAATCGGTTTTGTTATTGGCAATGCCATCAGCAAACAAGATGCGGTTATTGAGGCGGTAAGTAAGAGGCAGGATAAGGTAGAAGATACCGTTAGCAGCCTTAATAAGTCGGTATCTACTTTAGAGGAATGCGTGAAGTGGTTGCAAAAATACACCGGGGTGAAATAATGTCATATAAAATACTTGGAGATAAACTCTATATGGCATATTTAATCCTGCAACAGGCGGAGAACTATGCCAAAGAGAACTATCCTGAAGACCCGCATATTTGCAAGGATATGAACGATCTTAAGAATCATTGCGGCGACTGTATGCGAGGAATTGGGTATTCTGAACCGAAAGTAGGATAGCATGAATAGACGACAATTTACCGACAAGATAACCCAACTTTTGCGGGAGATGATAGAGGCAGGAGCGCAACCAATTTTTGATTTTGCCTTACGCAGCGCAGAAGAGCAACGGAGATTATTTGCTACCGGTAAAAGTAGATGTGATGGACAGATAAATAAATCACGTCATCAGCAAGGATTGGCGTTAGATATTTATCTGGTTAAAGATGATAAAGCGCAATATGAATGGGATAAGACAGAGGCGGAAAAATGGCACGCCCGCTGGATGGAGATTTCTGGTTCTGAGGAGTGGATCAAATGGGACACCTGTCATTTTTCTTCAGATGGCAAATAATTATTGACAACTTTTTACTTACGGGGTATAAAGTGAGTAAAAGGGGGATTGAATAAAAATGATTATTAAGAAGCCGAGAGATAAAAGCAAAATTAACAAAGTAGCAAAAGGCTCTCGCAAAGAAAAAATCTGCTATGATGAATTAAAGGATTATCCATACCGTTGGAAAACTATTAGGCATAGGTTTTTGAGTATAGACCTCTTCGGAATGTTTGATGTGGTTGCCGCCAACGAAACAGAAATACGACTTATACAGGTTAAAAGTGGGTATTGTTCTAATAAGGTGCGGGAGAAAATAAAGGCTATTAAACTACCTGCTTGTTGCCAGAAAGAGATATGGTGCTGGTTTGACAATAAAGGTTGGAAGAAAGAGGTGATCAAATGAAATGGGACTCAATAGCGGCGTTTACAGTAAGTATTGGCACGTTTATAGCGGCGGTCAAAATTTGGATTGCTAAGGTTAAGCCAATTATTGAACCAATGATCTTGGAAGCGGAAAACGACGCAAAGGACGGAGTAATTGATTTAGCAGATCGTAAGCATATTGTAATGGTAGGGGTTGACGCAGCCGGAAAGGCCGGACTGCTAACAGTAAACATTATTACCCGTTTTCTGATTAGTAAGTTAGTAAATTATATGGCTGAAAAATTACCAGACTTTAAAATAAAAGTAAATGATCAGCCCCCAGACGATTACAATGCTCCGACAATGCAATGAATATCAAACAAAAGAAGTGGTTTATCAGAATTAACCTTTTGTGGCTTTACAAACTATGGAAGAACTGGAAAAGAAAGACGCAAAGATGATCATTTTGTTGGCGTCAACAATATGGTTGTATACAAACTAAAAAGGGGGTTTAAAATGCTTAAGAAATTGATTTTAGTTTTGCTGTTAGTATTCGTAATGGTCGCGCCGGTTATGGCGGATCAGACGTATGTTGCAGGTGAGACGTGGGTTTTAGGCGTGAAAGATATGCAGATCGGCACGTACTATTTAACCAACACGGATAGCTTTAGCCTGGGAGCCCAGATTTCCGTCCTCTCGTGGAAGGATTTACTCTCTCTTAATATCGGTGTGTTGACCTCAGACGCTGAGAGTTTTCCGCTTATCGGCGGGATCGGGTTGAACGTAAATACTCTGGCTAAAATTTGTCGGTTAGAATATCATCTACCTGGCGACTTACAACTTGGGCTTTTTGCTGGGCGTGATTTCAAGAAAAGTTATGTGGACGGTAAATTCTGGGGGATAAGCGCAAATGTTTTGTGGTCGTTTGAAGAGTAGCGTATAATAGGTGTAGAATAATAGCATCCCAGTTTAACTTCGGTTAGCTGGCCTCATGCGTTCTGACGCATGAGTTAAAGGCAGGCAGAGTTATTCTCTATCTGCCTTTTTTTATTCTCTATTTCTTAATTCTCTTACCCTTAAAAAGTTTGGACTTCTCTTAATAACCTGGTCGTAAAATATCAATGCTCCTTTCTTATCTCCGCTTGCAGCCAGTATCTGTCCGGCAAAGTATCGCGGCGCGGGGTTAAAAGGGTTAAGGTAACTGGCGATTATTAAATCAGTACACCCTCTGACAATTTCTTGATTGTTTGTATGTTTCACTGCTGAATAAATAAATATCCCGCTAATGAAAATACTTAAATATAGCATGCAAAAGCTAATTATAAAAACAATAATCAGACCATTCACCAATCCGCGCCATCCAACCTTCATGTTTTTTCTCCTCTCTTTTTTTGTTGCTTGCCAGGAGCCCCAGATACAGCCAAAAGATCATCCCGACTGCTGAATAGTAAAATGTTATATTATAAAAATTATCCACTAAACAGCCAAACATAGCCGCGATTAAAGCCAAGTTTAACGGGTCTTTCTTGTCCGCTTGTTTCCAAATCTTCCAAATCATAAACAAGAATAACAATAGTCCGATGATCCCTATTTCGCTGATCATCTCAAAACTAAAATTATGGCAATGAACAAGTAAATGGTTAGGATCAGCACCTTGCATAATATTTTCTTTAAATAATGGGTAGACAGTAGAAAATGAACCAATTCCATTTCCAGTCCAGGGGTTGCTGGCCATCAGATCAAGCGTCCCGCTCCAGAAATGCGCCCGGGAAGGATCAAGTATTTCATGCGGAAGATAAAACCACCCTAAAAGGCTAAATAAGACCCAAAACCAAATTATAGGTATCAATGCCATCTTCCCCCAGCGAAAGGCGGAGAAAGCCGCCAAAGCCGCAGCCAGGCCAAGCATGGAACTGCGGCCACCTGTACAAACTATCGCCAGTAAAGAAAAGAAAAACAAAACCCAATAGAATAATCCATGTTTTAAAGCCTTAGCGAAAACAAGCGGGATTAACAAACACAGCCAACCAGAATATATTCGAACATTAACAAAGCTTGAGTTATGCCAAATAATCCTCATGTGATAAATATTCTTTATCTGATTAAACAAAGAATGATTAATATAAAAATTATACCCAACAGTGATAGCTAAACTAATCATTAATATATTAACAATGGATTCTCTATTTAAGTAATCTCGAGATAATAAAAATATTCCCAAATAGGACAACATCAAAAGGACTTCTTCTCCTGGATGACCCAGTGGCCATTTACAAAATATATAACTAATTAATAACCAAAAGAAATACAGCGGAATACTCGCAATCCCCCGCCACTCTTTTGTGATCCAATATCCTAAAGCCGCAAAGCCGGTAATGCTGATAAGCAAGGTCTTAATAACAAAACTATCAATGCTTTTGTTATAGGTAATCAGCGGGACGATAAGCAGGAGCAGGTAAAATAGATAGGTCATTGCGCACTTCCCTTATTCCTGCTTATAAAATCCTCTATAATCTCCCTGCGTATCGGGTCCAGGTGATAGTCTTCCCTTAATAGGCGCTTACTGATCGTTTCCCAATCAGTACAAGATGTTTTAATATCTGGCTTAGGCGATTCAATCCCCTGGGCCGGATGGTATTGCCCTACCGGCAGATGATCCGTGATAACTAACACTACAATGACGAAAACACTAAGAACACACAGCAATACATAAACCACTAAAAATAGTCTCATTGAAGATAGTTTCATTTTTTCCCCTTCCCTTTCCTTAATTTATCCGCCAGAGGGCAAACCTTGAAATGGGTTTCCCACTCACCATGATAATCTTTAGACACCGGCATAAATTTACCTTTGGCTGTTTTTGCAAAGGTTATTGTCTCTCCACATTCGCAACGCTTAGTCATATCAGAAAGAAAGACTTCAAACCCGCTTTTTAATTTTATCTGTTTTCCGGTCATAATCTTTACCCCTTTGCAATTCTTTTAATTTATCGTCTATACTTGCGGCTAACCCACCGGCATAAGTCATTGGGCTTATATATTTTTCTCGCTCAATCTCCCACCTGGTCGCTCATTTTATCCTCTCTCCTTCTCCTCTATTACAAGACAATCCGCCAAAGCATTTAATCCATCTGCTAAATCTCTTAAATCTTCGATCGACAGGTCATTTGCTTCTTCTAAAAGTTCCTCAACCCTAGTCTTTTTAATTATCTTCATATTTCTTCCCCTCTTCTTTTTCTTGTGTTCACACCTCATACAATACCCGTCTTTCAGGTAGTAGTGTTCGGGATAGCTGATAATTCCTATACACTTTAACACCCTAGCCATTATTTTTCCTTTACTTATATACTGCCGAAACCATCCACATACTAACAAGTGTCCCGATAATTATTCCAGTCAAACAATAGAATACTAAATCTTGCCATTTCATTCTACTCCCCCTTCTCTATTCTGGATATGGCTTGCTGGATTTTACTTACAAATTGGTCTGCTGTCATTTCACTATAAAAATCTTTCTTAACGCTTTCCAGCAACTTCACCTCTTCCTTGCGGATGTAGGTGAGAAGTAATTCCTTTGCATAGGAAATAGTAAGTAATTCATCGTGTATATCTTTTATAAACTTCTCCAACTCCAAATCCTTCTCGGTCATTTTGTCAGTCATAGAAACTCTCCTTGTTTTAATCTTGGTCTCCAAAATTATCACCACCACATAATAGTTCGTTAATATCCCTACTCATTCCTTCATCCATTGATGATTGAGCATATTCCCCAGACGGGCCACCAGATAGACCTGTTTTACGGTAGAACATACTTTGAGACATTCCATCCCTAATACTGCAATCTCGTTCCACTGCCCAATATTTACCCTTCTTCTTACAATAGGAGAAAGCCTTATCGCTTAGTTTAAAACCCTTAATGTTCTTCAATGCCCAGGCAACCCAGTTATAACCTTTCCCAGACTCATCTACTATCTGCTTTATTGTCTTGCCTTTGTGCATACCAAATCCTATCTTCGTGGATAGCTCATAAATAATATTATTACTATTAGTCATCTTCAACACCTCGCTTTCTTTTTAATGCCACACCGCATACAATACCCGTCTTTTAGAAAATAATGGTTTGGATAATCAATAATACCCTTACACTTAAACACTCTCTTATTTGCCATTGGTTGGCTCCTTAATATAAATTATATTCCCTGTTTTATACTCCCAATAAAATGGCTTATAATTTACCGAGCAAGAGTTAATATCAGGGACTCCTTTATATTCCAAGTTCACAAACCTATTCATCTCACTCCCCCTTTCAATATCTCCCGTATCTCGGCAATCAACATCGTAACCTCCTTATTTGAATAGTTCTTCTATAGCGGCGCGGACTTCTCTATTTTCAGCATTTCTGCCATTAACATAATCCATCTGTGCTTCGGTCATTTCATTCCATTCTTTAGTAGGTATAATTAACTCCTTATGCAAACACCCCAACACACACTCCTTCAACTGCTGACGGGCTTCTTTTGGAGTATAATCACCAGTTTCACCCGAATACCATAACCTTTCTAACACCTCATCAACTTTCATAAAGCCTCCTATTATTTATAAAGTTCAAACGTACAAATTTTCCGACCTTTATAATCCGTAATAGTTGCATATTTGATTTCATCCTCCAGCGCAGAACTTAGATTATAAATCACCTGATCCTTCTTCTTATTCTCCAAACATAAGTATAAAATTAAAAATACAATTATAAGCCATAAGAGATACTTGATGTGTAACATCATTATTTGCTCCTTTGTTGAAGAATTAACTCCTTAGCTATATTTTCATATCTGTTCAGGTATTGCTCAACTTCATTAACTGCTTTTTTATATGATTGTGGAAAAATGTATTGCCATTGCCAAATTCACCTGACATATTATTTCTCCTTTTTAATTTCTTTTTTGTAAGTAAATTCTTTATTCCCTACCCAAAAAACAATCTTATCGTATTGCTCAAAAGAAATTCCTGGGGATTTGCCAAAAACAAACTCAACCTCGCCAACAGAAAATATGACTTTTTCGCAATAAAAAACCACACTCTTTGCGGAAGATATAGTTGAGTCAATAAAACTAAGTGGATATTTTTCTGTATCAATAGTCGTTTCGCTATTCACTATATTTACTATTAGTAAAATTGACAATATTATTAAAATCGTTTTCATTTCTTTCCCCCTTGTAATTCCCTTAATTTATCATCTATGCTCTGAGTTAATGTTGCAGCGTCTCCCCAAACACTACCATTATAGGGAATTGGTGGAGATTAAAGGCTGCTATCTTCAGAATAAAAACGTACTCCGGGCCATTTTAGAGTTCCTTTGGTTGCCACAGCGGTTTGTTTTAGCCCCTTTTCGTTTGGCTCAGCCATTACTATTGGGATAATACCGTCATTAATTCCCTTAATAAATGCGGTCATATCAAGCACTTGGGCCTTCCAAATTTTAGATATTCTTAATCCTTCGACTTTTGGGATTACTGCTGTAACCGCTGGCGTAACTTCTATTTCTTCTTTTCTTGCTTCAAATTCTTCTGCCTTTTTTTCATCTCCCCTATCCCTGGCTTTTTCCGCCAAGGCAGCCAGCCGGTTCTTTTCTTTTTCTTCCGCTAATAGGCGCTGGCGCTCCTCTTCTGCTCTTATTATCTCCAGCGTAGCACGGTATGATTTTGTTTTCTGATCGAGAACAGCTAACACTTCCTCGCGCGGGGTTATGTATTTATCCCTGGTAGTTATTGCTTCTTTCCAAGCTTTATGCGCTTTATCCACCATGTTGAAAAAATCTGACTGTATTTTCTTTATAGAAGTTTTTATTTTTACAGCCAATGCCATTGCCGTGGTGTAGTCATCAACCGTAGCAATATTTAAAGCCTTAACTTCTTCGGTTATCAAATTAGTTTCTGCCTTTATTTTCTCAATTTCAATTACCGCTACTTCCTGCATAATTATTCCCCCTTTTTGAATTGATATAGCGTTAATGCTGATAAAAAATACTGCTTATCTCGTGGATCGTCATAAACATGGATCTTATACCTTCCAGTTGGCAATAATTGTACTCCCCAGCGTTGCCTGATTTTCATTTTCGGGAAGTTTTCTTCCGCTAAAAGGGCGTATGCGGCAGTGGTTAATCTGAAATACTTCTGCATTGCAGTAGAGGTTTTAAGGTCAATTAAAGTCAGCTTGCCGCCAATAATTACCGGCAACCTGTCCAGTGTCCCGCAAAATCCCCATTTTTTGGAGTATAGTTTCTGTTCTATTTGCTCCCTTCTAAAGCTGATTTTATAATCCGCTTTAAATTTCTGCCACGCCTGGACGTAGGGCAAAAGCCCTGGAGATAAAGTATCGAAATCAAGATCGTTAATATCATCCAGGGCTGTCGCCTGGTGGGCCGCTGTGCCTAAATCACAGGCTAAATCTAAAATACGAGCGTTAATACCGCTGAAATCAATTAACCCAACCTCAGCCAAGATTTCATTCACCCCAGGAGTTCTTTTTCCATCTGCAAAATAGTGATGTTCTTGGTCACAGATAATATTAGGCATTTGTCTCTTCCGGCAGCTCAATGGCTATTTCCTGCGCTGTAAATTTCTTTTCTTTATTATATTCACTGACTACTACGCCGGTAAATATAGCCATATCCCCTGACTGGCTACCGCTGTGTAATTTACCCCACCGGGAAATTTTAATTACCTGGTCAGTTTCAGTCTCATTTCCCAGGGTATAATCGGTAATATCTTTACCTTGAGGTTGACGCTCTTTATAGGACAATATCTGACCCCGGACATTGATCGTTTCCCCGATCTTGGCCTGGAGTGCGTCAATAATATTAAGGATTTTAACTTCCGGCTTGGCAGCGGATTTACTTTGCGGCATATCAACAGCAGGCTTACCTTTGCCCGCGGTCTCGTCAATAATAGTTCCTTCCGGCAGGTCTTCTATGTCCTGGGTGAATATGTCGCTGGCTGCGGTGGCATTGAGTACAGCAGCTACCTGGGCCCTCTTGCAGGCCATTTTATAAAGGGTATTTTGCACATCCCAAGGGTCTTGGGGTACTATATATACCTTATATTTCTTCCCGCCCTCTCCGGTTCTTTCCTCAAGTTTGCCAATAGCCTTTTCCTCATCACTGGCCTTGTTTTCATAGACCATACGTGTCCGATATTTTTTTTCTTTGCTGCTGCAAGTTCCCCGGCCATTACCGATGATATTTCCAGTAGGAATATGGAATAACTCGCAATTAATCTTATAAAGGATTAAATCATCACCCTCTCTGCTACCTGGTAACTCTTCAAACTTCGCTCCCAGCCGGAACGTCAGCATAAGCTTCTCAGCTCCCGGCTTATAAAGCGAAGGCTTTTTACAGCCAGGGATGATACCAAAATGCTCATCTTTTTTCATTACATTGTGCATAACCTCTTGGATCAGGTTGACCTGCTTCCTTATATCAACTGCTGTTAAATTTCTTTCTGTTACTGCTAATTCTTTCTCTGCCATATATTCCCCCTTTTTATTTTATTTCTCAATTACTCCACCACCACCACACCTATCACACGTAACCGTTGTATCTTTATCCTCTCCTTCTTCCAGAAAAATCTTTTTCATTGTTCTTGTCCCCCAGCATTTGGGACAGGTCTCCTCTTTTGCTCCGTCAACTATCCAGTTACCCTGGCTCATAGCTCCTCCGAGTAAGTAACTCTAACCACGCAATCTGCGCCGATTTCTTTGTGTAAAGTGTTGGCCATTGCTTTGAGCATTATTTCAACTTTCTTTTTTGCGTCATCCGGGTACACGATTAAAACCATTAAATTCTTCATTTTATTCCACCTTTCCGAACTCTACCGCCCTGTAATTCTTTTTGAACCGGCTGACAAAGTCCTTGATGTAGATTTCCTTTACTTTCTCGTCTCGTAAATTCCTAACAATCCGGCGGACGATGTAAAAGATTTTCATTTTATTTCATCTCCTCCCTCGGCTTTCTGGATAGCGTCCTGCATTTTTTTGATTGATCCTTCCTTTAGGGTAAATCTGCCCTCTCCGACAAAACCCAAACCCTCTAACAAAAACTTGCACGCCTCTAAAAGCTCCGGCGCGGCGGAAATTAATTGCGCGTCTGCTTTCCGTTGTTCTGATTCTCTCCAGTCTTCAGTATTTGTAAATAAATTCGCTATAGGCCAATGAGTATGATTGTTGTTTTCATCAAAAGCAATTCTAACCGCGTCTCCTATGCTTTCCCACGGGCCCGGAGTTGATTTACTCATCTCAGTTCCCCTTCCTTTTCCGTCTTTACTTCCACTAATTCGCTGATGACCAGGCATTGGGTCTCGAAATACTTCCGGCGCGCCTGAGTGTGGTTCTCGGCCCGGACAATCCCAAGTACCCGGTCTTTCTTTTTGATCTGGTACGTTTTAATCATATACCCTCCTTTTTTAGGTAGTTTATAATGCCCTCAAGAGTTCCTTTCTGTAAAACCGTATAATATTTAACTCCAGGTACCTTCTCGTCTGTATCTATTTTATCCCGTATAGATTGTAAAATCTCCCAAGTATTCATTTATCTTTCTCCATTTTCTACTCCTTTCACAGGATTATATTTATCTAACATTAACCTTAATTGCGCCCGCTGCAGGCAAACCTTTTTTAGTTCGTCCTCTAAGTAGATTACCCTGGATTTCAGTTCGGCGTTAATCGGTTCGTCCGTATTCTCAAATATCACGTCATACACCCGGGCTTTGGCAAGCAGCATTTCCCGATAAAACTTATCGCTTTTTCTTTTCAAACTATACACTTCTCCAATTTTATTCATTTTTTTCTCCTAAATTTCCACGTCAATCAAAACTCCAGTAATCATATCAGTGGGATTTTTAACCAAAGATCGCAAAACAATAATCGACTCAATTCTCACCCCGTTTAATTGCTCAAAATCCCTCAACAATACTTCCATTTTATAGGCTAAAGACTGCTTGTTTTCTTTAACGTCTTTAATATCCATTATTCACCCCCTTCCAATAATTCAATCCCGTAATTCAGGATTTTAATTTGTATTTCCTTTTTATCCGCCGCCGCCCACGCCGCCGCCGCCCACGCCGCCTCCTCCGCCGCCGCCGCCCACGCCGCCCACGCCGCCTCC